GCTTTCTTCTGTATAATAGACATTAGTAGATTGTAAAAGTGTTATACCTGCCATTACCGAACCTTTTGGTTTATCTATTCCGTAAGCATACTCCCAACCATAATCACGTAATAAGGATATGTTGTCTGGTCGTGCGCTATCACAAACAATGTAAGCGTCTTTGTCAATTCCTAACCTGTTAAACGTGTGTATTATAATTCCACCATAATTAGAAACATTGGAAATTTCTTCGGCTGTTAACTGTGATAATAATTCATTTTCACTTAGATAGTTTCTTTGGTGGCAGTATAAATTGTTTTCGTAAGGATCGTATTTAACTTCAACTATTCCGAATTTGTGGTTTTTACCCCAATCGACACCATAAACAGATTTAAAAGGAAGTTCTAAAAACTTAGAATAAGACATTCTTTTCCAATCTGTAAATACTCTATCTTCTGAACCACCAATTTGACCTAATCCATAAACACGCCATTTGTTTGCCCAAAATGCATTTTTAATATTACCAGGTACATCGTAATTTTCTAAAACTGTGTTTACAAAACCTTTTTCTTTATAGGCTAATATGTTTCTAATCTCGTTTTTAGAAAGGAACTCATTATCTAAGTAAGTAAGATTTATGTAATTAAAATCCTTTATTAAATCAGTTCCGTAAAACTCTCCATCAGGGTTATAATCTATAATAACAATATCGGCTCTTGCAGTTATATCTGTATATTGTTGAAGTGTTATTTTGTTAGCTTCATTAATGTAAACCACTTTACGACGCCTACCTTTACCAACATCATCCATATCTAAACCAATAAACTCAATGAAATGGTCTGTATCTCTTTGGTATTTACTACTGCTTTTGTTAAACTCTTTAGAATTATACAAATTAAAGTCTTGCATAATCTTTAAAAAGTCATTTAAAGCGGTTTGCTTAAGTTTTGTAAGTTGGTGTGAACATATTGTTATTTCTGACTTATTTCGGTTAAAATAATCAATAAGAAGCATTATAATAGCAACTGTCTTCCCAGCACCTTGACCGCCTTGTATTACAAATACTTTTTGTTGTTCTTTACTGAATTTTGGAAGTCCATCTTTTATTAGTTTATGTATTTTCCAAAAAGCTGTAGTGGGTTTATATTTAAATTCACTACTCACTATCTAATGGATTATTTCCAAAAATAGGCGTTGACTCGATATCCTTGTCGTTAGTAGTAACATCTGTACGGTCTTTCATATTATGATTATTCTTTAATATAAATATTGCCATAGTAGGATTAACTTCTCCATCTAAACCTTGCTCTACTAATCTTGACTTAACTATTTCTTTAGCCTTTTTTATTGGTTGAAAAACAGTTTTAAATTTTTTTTCAAAATAACATATTAATTCCTCATAACCTCCTGCTTCTATACATGCTCCTCCTAATGTCCTAATATTGGTTTGACTAGAAAGTATATATAAAACTTTTTCGCAAAAAGCTTCAGCTTTTTCAAAACTCCACTTCTCTGCATTATCATTACCCATCATTTTTTCACTTACTGACATTATAATTTTTATTTATTGTTTTATCAAATATAATAAATTAAATCTATATTATATAACACCATTCATTCTGTTTTTGTTTAACATTTAATATAAATCGTTTTGTAAATGATTTATATTAGTGTGTTGTGTGGCATTAAAGACAAACTATTTCATTTACAAAAAAATTACCGCCAAAACCACGGTCTTTTCTTTCTTTATGCAAGTCTTTTAAGAAGTCAATAGCATCTTCTTTACTGTTAAATTTTTTTGCATAGTTAAGGTTAGGGTCAAATGTTAAATCAGTTTTTAACCCACAATTATACTTATCTATTGGGTAGTTTCCATAACCTTTAGCAATACTAACAATAATGTATTTTATCATAATAATTAACGCGACATAACAAAGTATATAAAACATTGCTTTAGTGGTCTTTTTTTAGGTTTATTATTAATTCAATTCTTTCTGTTTATCTGTTATTTTTCGGTTTGCAACGTTTCATATACAAAAATTGTATGCCATTGAAACGGTACGCTTCGCCATACAACAAAGGCTATAAATAATAAAAATTACTTATAGCATCGCTTATAAAGTAACCTCCTATAACAAAGTTCACTAATGCAATTAATTGTCCATCTAATACAGCTATAATTCCAATTAAAATTATTGCTATTCCTATTATCAAGTAAAGTATATTTAGTGCTTTCATATTTCGTAATTTTTAAAATTCATAGCCAAACCGTTATATTTAATTTTCTTTTTTTGCCACCAAGCAGTACGCACTCATAGAATCGGCATAACGCACGCTCATATCTTTGCTTCGCACTACTATTGGCATAAGCGTTGTAGCTCATATCGTAAAACTCGGCTAAATCTTTTTGAGATAGTCCGAGTTCTTTTTTTAGTTGTTTAATGTTCATTTTTTATTTATACTTATTGTACTCTTTTTCTATTCTCTTGCTTTCTTCTGCATACATTTTTAAGATGTATAGTGGTAATCTTGCTTTTACTGCGTGTTCCATACATTTACAAATGCCTATTGATTTTTTTATAAGTGTTTCTGGTGCGTTTTTCAATGGTATATTTTTTAAGCCCATAATTAACTACCCTAAAACTATATTACTTAAAGGAAAAGAATGTGAAGCATCTTTTATAGCTCTTCTTTCTTCCATAGCATCAGCATATAATTGACCTTCTGTTTTTATCACTTCTTTCTTAATTTTACTTAATCTAATTAACTCTAATTCTTTATTTAATTTTCTTCTAGTGCTTTGGAAGATTCTTAAAACAAAATAATATCTTTCACTTTGTATGTTAGATGTGTTTACTAATACTTTAGTTAGTTTTTTAGCTTGCTCAAATTTTTCTTTAGTAGTTTTCATAATGTTTTG